GATGAAGAGTTAGCAGAGAATCAAAAATTATGGGCTGAAGAAAATGGAAAGGCAAAAGCAGTTGCCACAGATGCTAGCGGAGAAATGCGTAGTGCAGGAATAAGTCAAGCTGGTATAGAAAGTGATGTAAATGCTTTAGCAGATGAAAATGCTCCGCCAGAAGTAGGTAATGCACCAGGACAATCTGCTGCTCCTAGCGTTGCTCCTAATTTGCCTATTGGCGCTTCAGCCACCCCAACGATATAAATATTTTTATGATATTACGCGAATTATTTTATAGAGATCAATCACAACCATCAGGACTAGAAGATTTAGCCTATAATCCCAATCGTGATTTGAGTGTTATGAAACGCAGTGATACACGTAAAACCAGATTAACATTAAAACAAATTAATGAGCTTCGTAAGGCCAGCGAGCAGCATATTCTAGAACAAGAAAAAGATTTAGAATTTATAGAGACAATGTATAAATCATCTCCAGCATAATTATTTACAAAGGATAATTTATGCGTAGTTTTGTGCTAGGTAATGGCAAAAGCCGTCTTAATTTCAACTTTCATCATTTAAAAAAATTTGGTAAAATTTATGGGTGTAATGCTCTTTATAGAGAGTTTGAACCAGATTATTTAATCGCTGTTGATACAAAAATGATTTTTGAAATTGAATCTAAAGGATGGCAAAAAACACATGAGGTATGGACAAATCCTAATGCCAAGTATAAAAAATTTGTTGGCTTTAATTATTTTAACCCCAGTCTAGGCTGGAGCAGCGGACCAACTGCTTTAAATTTTGCAGCAGACCACGGACCTAAAGAAATTTATATATTTGGTTTTGACTATATCGGAATGCCAAATGGTCTTGTTAATAATGTATATACAGATACTGAAAATTATAAAAAATCACACGAATCTGCTACCTACTATGGAAATTGGCGAAGACAAACAGAACAAACAATAAAAAATCATTCGGCAATTAAATTTTTTAGAGTAGTAGATAAAAATAATTTTTTCGATCCAGATTTCGAATTCAAAAATTTTAAACATCTTTATTTAGATGATTTTAATCATTTGGTAAAAACATGGTAAAAAATCAACCATTTAACACGGTTTATAGTAATTTTTTGTAAATATTAATGACAGCCTTACAACCTAAAGGAGATAACAACATGACTGATCGAAACAAATTCGAGCAGATGCTCGAACATCTTATTAATGACGAAAGTGACAAAGCACGAGAGCTTTTTCATCAAATCGTAGTAGCTAAATCTCGTGAAATTTACGAACAGATCCTTGCCGAAGATTTTAATGATGTAGATACAGAAAATAAAGATGAGGATAATGTTAATGAAGATGAAGATGAAGATGAAGATGAAGATGAAGATATGGATGAAAGTTTTGGCTTTGCAGAAGGCGAAGATGACGAATCTGGTGATGATGTAGGCGGTGATGCAAGTGACGATATGATCGACGACTTAGAAAGCGACGACATGAACGATGAAGATGATATGGGTAGTGAAGATGATCTAGAAGATCGTGTAGTTGACTTAGAAGATGCACTTGATGAATTAAAAGCAGAATTTGAATCTTTAATGTCTGATGAAAATGGTATGAAAAACGATGAAATGGACATGAATGACGATGAAATGGACATGGATATGGATTCCGAAAAAGATGAACTTAGTTTCGAAACAGACAACTTTATGCGTGAATATGTGGAAAAAGTAGGTGGTAAGGATTATACATCTTATGGTAAAATGGGCGACAATGGTGTAAACACAAGAAGTATCGTAGCAGGTAAAAACGATATGGGTGGCACAGTAGCCAACCTCAAAGGTGGTACAGAAAGTAGCCCAGTTGAAGCTAATAAAGGACATTTAAAAGGCAGTAGTCTTTTGAAAGCAAATCCTAAAGAGCAAAACATGGGAAATGTTAATGTTCCAGGTGGTAATGCTGGCAAGACAGCATTTAAACATAAACAGCCAACATATCCAAATGGCTTAGGAAAAGAGCAGGCTGACAAAAGTGCCGATAGTATCTTAAACGGTGTTTCTAAGCGTGCCAAATAAGGTTAATTGATGAACTATCTTCGTGAAAACCTGAGTTTCGATCAAGCAAAGATGGTCGTTGAATCGGACGGAACCGAAAATGGAAAGTCCCTGTATATGTCAGGAATTTTTATTCAAGGTGACAAAAAGAATCAAAATCAGCGTGTTTATCCTGCGAAAGAAATCGCTAGGGCTGTCAAAACCCTGAACGATCAAATAGAAGGTGGATATTCAGTTCTTGGCGAAGTAGATCATCCTGATGACCTAAAAATTAACCTTGACCGCGTGTGCCACATGGTTACAAAAATGTGGATGGAAAATGCAGACGGTTATGGAAAATTAAAAATCCTACCTACACCAATGGGTAACCTAGTGAAAACTATGTTAGAAAGCGGTGTGAAGTTAGGAGTAAGTAGTCGCGGATCCGGAAATGTTAGAGAGGATGGTTCCGGTGAAGTTTCCGATTTCGAGATTATCACAATTGATGTGGTAGCTCAACCAAGTGCTCCTGGAGCGTATCCTACACCAATTTACGAACACCTAATGAATACTCGTTACGGTTATCGCAACTTGCGTATAGCGCAAGAGGTCAAAGACGATCCCAAGGCACAAAAATATCTCAAAGAGAGCCTATTAGAAATAATAGGCAAACTCCGATAAAAATAGGAGAATTAAATGTTGGATGCACTAAAACAACTATTTGAGAATAATGTGATTTCTAAAGAGGTAAAAGCTGACATTGAGAAAGCTTGGGAATCTCGTATAACCGAGGCCCGTACACAGCTAACTCAAGAACTACGTGAAGAATTTGCACAACGCTATGAGCATGACAAGCAGGTTATGGTTGAAGCGATTGATCGTATGCTTAGCGACCAGCTAAGAGATGAGATCAAGCAATTTGTAGAAGATCGTAATCAACTTGCTAAAGCTAAGGCAAGAGTTGTTACTAAAGGCAAAAAAACTGCTCAATTAATGAAGGAATTCATTACTAGACAACTTGCTGCTGAAGTTAAAGAGTTGCATGAAGATCAGGTACAGATGGCTACAAAATTCAAAACTCTAGAAAAGTTTGTGGTAGAAGCTCTTGCACAAGAAATTGCAGAATTTCATTTAGACAAGCAAGACTTAGCAAAAACTAAAGTAAGATTAGTTCGTGAAGGTCGTGATACATTAAGCAAAATGAAAGAACAGTTTATAATACGAGCTGCACAATTAGTAGAAGCTACAGTTGAACAAACTCTTAATAAAGAAATTGGTCAATTGAAAGAAGATATTGAAAGTGCTCGTCGTAACGATTTTGGTCGCAAACTATTCGAAGCTTTTGCTAGCGAATATCAACACAGTTATCTAAACGAAAAATCAGAAACAAGCAAATTGCTTAAGGTTATAAACACAAAAGAATTAGAACTTGCATCTGCTAAAAACGCTGTAGCAGAAGCACGTTTAGTTATGGAGAGCAAAGATAAAGAAGTTAAAATTCTTAAAGAAAGTCAAGAACGTCAAGGAATTATAAATGACTTAATAACACCTCTTGCTCCAAAGCAAAAAGCTATTATGAAAGAATTACTTGAAAGCGTACATACATTAAAACTAAAAACAAGTTTTGAAAAGTACTTACCAAGTGTAATAGCAGGAGATACTCAAAAGAAAAAACAGGCATTAGTTGAGGCAAAAGAAATTACAGGCAATAAACAAACCAACAGCGTAGGTAGCAGCAAAGAAGATGTTAATATTGTAGATATTCGTCGACTTGCTGGAATTTAGTAAAGACTATTAGGAGATAATATAATGTCAGAATTACTAACAAGCCGTTGGGCAGATACAAAAGAGGCTCTGCTAGAAGGCCTACAAGGCACCAAAAAAACTGTAATGGCAACTACACTCGAGAATACACGCAAGTATCTCGCAGAAAGTGCTACAGCAGGTGCTACTTCTGCCGGCAACGTTGCAACATTAAATCGCGTGATCCTTCCAGTGATTCGTCGCGTTATGCCAACCGTTATTGCTAACGAGTTAGTTGGTGTACAACCAATGACTGGACCAGTTGGTCAAATTCATACATTACGTGTTCGTTATGCAGACAATTTTAACAGCACAAATGGTACAGATGTAACAGCTGGTGAAGAAGCACTTAGCCCATTTAAGATTGCTGAAGGTTATTCAGGAGCTGTTAACGATAAAGCTGCTGTTACTGCTGCTTTAGAAGGTGAAGCTGGTCGTAGAATGAGCATTCAGATCCTCAAACAAACAGTGGAAGCGAAAACTCGTAAGTTAAGTGCTCGCTGGACATTTGAGGCTGCACAAGATATGCAATCTCAACACGGTATTGACGTTGAAGCTGAAATCATGGCTGCTTTAGCCCAAGAAATTACAGCTGAAATTGACCGTGAGGTTTTAGCAAGTCTTAAAGCATTAGCTGGTTCACAAAACCAGATTGCATTTGATCAAGCTGCTGTAAGTGGTACAGCTACATTTGTTGGCGACGAGCACGCTGCTCTAGCAGTTGCAGTTAACCGAGTAAGTAATACAATCGCTCAACGTACACGTCGTGGTGCAGGTAACTGGGCTGTTGTAAGTCCTGCCGTATTAACAATGTTACAAAGTGCAACAACAAGTGCATTTGCACGTACAACAGAAGGCACATTTGAAGCACCAACAAATACCAAATTTGCTGGTACCCTAAACGGCGCAATGAAGATTTATGTTGACACATATGCTTCCAATGATACAGTTCTTATTGGTTACAAAGGTTCAACAGAAAGTGATGCAGCAGCATTCTATTGCCCATACATTCCATTAATGAGCAGTGGTGTTGTTCTAGATCCAAGCACATTTGAGCCAGTAGTTAGCTTCATGACACGTTATGGTTATGTAGAACTAACAAATACAGCTAGCTCTCTAGGTAATGCTGCGGATTATCTTGGCACAGTGACAGTAAGTAATCCAACATTCTTCTAATCAATAAAGAAGAATTAGTGTGATTGATAAAGGGCGCTTAGGCGCCCTTTGTTATTTTTGCTAAATACTTTGTCAGAATGACTTATGCTAGCCAAGCATAGACCTAGAACGTCAAGGAGAAACCAAATGGCTAATAAAATTAATAATAAATATTTTGGAATAACCGGATTAGATCTAACACCACATATTCCTATACGATTTAAAACAGACGGAACTGTTATAGAAGGTTACATCTTAAAGCAAAAAGGTGCTCGTAGATTTAAATGCAGTAGTGATAATGGTTCAGTAACAGCAGTTGCTAAGTTAACAAATGCTGTGGTGCCTGTTAATAACGGCGATGCTAGCCTAGTTGGCATTGCGGCTGGTAGTACTCCAGTAGCTATAAGAAAATTAGGAGGACGTAAAGCTTCTGATTTTAATGGACGAATCTATAAGTGGACCTTACAGGACGATTCTTCAGAAACATTGATTATTCTTACCTTAATCAGCTAATATGACCGTAAAAGTATTAAATGTAAGTGACGGCAACTATAAAGTAGTTGTAAAGCAATCTGGTGATATTGATTTAGACACTAGAGGACCAACAGCAACTGGTTTAGGCAAAGTTAACATCTATGCAGACCTTTGGATTTATGGAAGTCAAACTCAGGTTGAATCTACACAATTATATATTAGTGATCAAAAAATAACTATTGCTGATGGAAATAGTAACAATATTTTACCTGGTGACGGCAAGGGCGGTATTGACATTATAAGAGGAAATGGCAATGCAAGCTTTTATTTTAATGAAAGCATCAAGCATAGAAACTCTGTGTATGATCTAATTAACGGATCGTTTGAATTTTTAGTAGGAAGCAACAGAGCTGGATTATATGTTAGCAGTATTCAAGTTGCTAATAACGATAACTTATATTTAATAAATCAAGGTACTGGTGTAGTAACTGTTAGAGGAACAAATAATTACGAAGAAAATATTTTTAATTATCCTGACGATCATACAGCAGGAGGGCCTTATGTATCTGCTACAGGGCCAATTGTTTTATATTCCAATGATACAGCTAAAGATGCTTTAGTAAATACACAAGGTCTAGCAGACTATGTAACTTCTGCCCTTTATTATACTAACTTTACACATATTACTAATGATGATACAGAAGTTCGTGTATACGATGCTAGCTCTAGTGATATATTTTCTAGAAACGATCCTAGTTACATTAATTTTAAAGTTGATGGAACACAGCGCGCTAAAATCGATTCAAATAATTTAAGCATTCCTGTAAATACAGACTATCTTCAAATTTCAAGTAGTGACACAAATGCTGTGATAAGTGTAACAGGGGTAACTAATCGTAATATTGAGATTGATCCTAGTGGCACTGGTAAAGTAAAAATAATTTCAAATTTAGAAACTACAGGTGTTTTAGAATTAGGTAATCAAGCATCAAATCCAAGTACAAATAGTAATTATAATGTCCTTTATAGTAAATCTGCATTAGGTATGGGCAAAACTGGTCTATACTTTACTAATCCTAAAGTAAGTGATGAATTAGTAAGTAGACGAAGAGCTCTAGGATTCAGTATGCTATTTTAAGGACAAGACAATGGCAATTCGTAACGCAGCTTTACAGACAGGAGGAACCGTAATATTTACTTGTCCAGGTATACCTGTAACCGATGTACAAGAACACGCAGTAACCTGTTTGATATTTTGTAATATTAGTTCAAATGATACTAACCTAGACCTGTCAGCTTATAGTCAAGAAACAACTAATACAATGAAATTAATTAATAGTTTGACTGTACCTGCCGGAGAAACATTTACATTTGATACAGAAAAATTAGTATTAACTACAGGTGACTATTTGACAGCAAGTCCAAGTGCTAATAATGGACTAGTGGTAACTGTAAGTTCATTTAGGGTAAGTTAATGAAATTTCTAAAAAAAAGTCAACTTAATTTTAGAAATGTCAAAGATCAAAGTGTAAGTGTAGAAACTGATGGTCGTGTTACTATGGATGGTAAGATCAGCTTGCTTATTCCTAAAGGAAGAACAGTTGATCGTCCTACTAGTCCAGTAGAAGGTATGATAAGATATAATTCAGATACTACAGAATTAGAAGCATATCAAGGAAATAGTTCTACTGGAAGTGCTATTTGGAGAAAAGTAAAATTTAAAGAACCTAGTTCTATATCTTTCCAATCATTTATATCTCATTCTGGAGGTGATATGTTTGGACCTTTGACGCCTTTTAATACTATAAAAGAAAATACGAATGCAGATTTAACTGCAACTGAAGTAGCGGAAAGATTACTAGTGATCGTAGAAAACACAATACAAGTAGCCAATGTTAACTACGAAATATTGTTTAATCCATTAGGATATGCTGCAGGAGTGTGGGTACATTTTGGAAGTTATGTTCCTACAACAAAGAATATATATGTAATAAGTGGATTTGATCGCTAAGGATTCTTAAATGCCTGTAAATTATAATGGTTTAACAAGAAATAAATGGCCAGGAACATTTAGTCCTAATAGTTTTCATCCTATAGTTCTAGATACAGAGATAAGAGGATCTCTAAGAACAATAAGTGGAGAAGTTGGAGATAGACTTACAAATATTTCAGGGCAACGCATAGAAGATGGTATGTTGGTCTATCTTCAATCAGGATATATAAACGGAGCATACATAAGAAGTTCAGGAACTTATTATAAGTATTCAATTCTTGTTGGAGAAGTTAGGAACAACTCTACAGGTCAATTACCCAATAACGAAGCTAATTGGTCTCCTCATTTTCCTAATCTTGTGGCAGGTACAGGAGTAACTTTATCTACAAATCCTAGCACTGGTGCAATAACAATAAATACATCATTATCTCCTAGTTTAGATGATTTATCTGATGTTGTAATTACAAACCCTAATGTAGGACATGTTTTAAAATGGAACGGAACTGCATGGGTAAACGATATAGATTTGACAGATCCAAACCAAGCAGATAGAGGTGATGATTTTATTTTCGCACTAATTTTCGGATAATAAATGCCTACAGTACTTAAAAATAAAGTTTTTACTAATATTGGTGTAACACCAGTTGATGTGTTATCTACCGCAGCCAATGTACGATCAACTATAATCGGTTTTAGTTTGGCAAATATTCAAGAAGGTATAGTATTAATTGACGTTAAAATAACTGATGATACAAGTACATCTGGATATTATGTTAAACAATTAGTTGTACCTCCTAATAGCAGCTTAAGATTAGTCAACGGAGGAGAAAAACTTATTCTTGCTCCAAATAATAAAATTACCATACAAGCTAATTTAGAAAATTGTTTAGACGCAATTATTAGTTATGTGGATATAACCTAAGGAAATACAATGTCAGAAACATATTTTGTTGGTAATGGAACTGGAGATTTAATTAGTCTAAATCCTATTTTGCGTGAGGCTAGATATTTTTATGCCTTGCGAAGAACAGAAGAAGGCGATTTATATTTTACAAAAACAGATACCATGCTAGACACCGATACTATTACAATCAATCAATTAATTTATCCTACAACTCAAGATTTTCCGGATTTTGAATTTGGTACAGATTACTTTGAAGGC